ATGAAGAAATTATCCCTTTCACTGATGCTGAACGTGTCGCTGGCGCTGATGCTGGCACTGTCCCTGATTTACCCGCAGAGCGTGGCCGTCAGTTTTGTCGCTACCTGGGCGATTCTGGCGACGGTTATCTGTGTGGTTGCCGGTGGTGTCGGCGTGTATGCCACTGAGTATGTGCTGGAACGCTACGGGCGGGAGCTGCCGCCTGAATCGCTGGCCGTGAAGATTGTCACGTCGCTGTTTTTGCAGCCGGTGCCGTGGCGCAGACGGGCGGCGGCTCTGGTGGTGATGGTGGCGACGTTTATCTCGCTGGTCGCTGCCGGGTGGATTTTTACTGCGCTGATTTACCTTGTGGCGTCGGTGTTTTTCCGGCTGATACGTAAAGCCTGTCGTCAGCGTCTTGAGGGGCGAGAATTATGTCAAAGCTGATGATTGTGCTGGTCGTGTTGTTATCGCTGGCGGTGGCGGGGCTGTTTCTGGCGAAGCATAAAAACGCCAGACTGCGCGCCTCACTGGACAGGGCGAACAACGTCGCCAGTGAACAGCAGGCGACTATCTCCATGCTGAAAAATCAGCTTCATGTTGCCCTCTCCAGGGCAGACAAAAACGAGCTGGCGCAGGTGGTACTGCGTCAGGAACTGGAGAACGCCGCGAAGCGTGAAGCACAGCGCGAGAAAACCATTACGAGGTTACTCAATGAAAACGAAGATTTTCGCCACTGGTACGGTGCTGACCTGCCTGATGCTGTGCGCCGGTTGCACCAGCGCCCCGCCTGCACTGACGCCAGTGATTGTCCCCAACGCCTGCCCGAAAGTGAGCCTTTGCCCGATGCCGGGCAGTGACCCGCAGACGAACGGCGATTTAAGTGCCGATATCCGGCAGCTTGAGAACGCGCTGGCACGGTGTGCCAGCCAGATAAAAATGATTAAACACTGTCAGGACGAAAATGATGCTCAAACCCGACAGCCTGCGCAGGGCGCTGACTGATGCCGTCACGGTGCTGAAAACTAACCCCGATATGCTGCGGATATTCGTGGATAACGGGAGTATTGCCTCCACACTGGCGACGTCGCTGTCATTCGAAAAGCGTTACACGCTCAATGTCATTGTGACCGACTTTACCGGTGATTTTGACCTGCTCATCGTGCCGGTGCTGGCGTGGCTGCGGGAAAATCAGCCCGACATCATGACCACCGACGCAGGCCAGAAAAAGGGCTTCACGTTTTATGCAGACATCAACAATGACAGCAGTTTTGATATCAGCATCAGCCTGATGCTGACCGAGCGAACGCTGGTCAGTGAGGTGGACGGCGCACTGCATGTGAAGAATATCCCGGAACCCCCGCCGCCGGAGCCGGTCACCCGCCCGATGGAGCTTTATATCAATGGCGAACTGGTGAGCAAGTGGGATGAATGAGTTTAAGCGTTTTGAAGACCGGCTGACCGGACTGATTGAGTCGCTGTCACCGTCAGGGCGTCGGCGGCTGAGTGCAGAGCTGGCGAAGCGTCTGCGGCAGAGTCAGCAGCGTCGGGTGATGGCACAGAAAGCCCCGGACGGCACACCCTACGCGCCACGCCAGCAGCAGAGCGCCAGAAAAAAGACCGGTCGTGTTAAGCGAAAAATGTTTGCGAAACTTATCACCAGTCGTTTTTTGCATATCCGCGCCAGCCCGGAACAGGCATCAATGGAATTTTACGGCGGGAAGTCGCCGAAAATCGCCAGTGTGCATCAGTTCGGTCTGTCGGAAGAAACCCGGAAAGACGGTAAGAAAATTGATTATCCGGCGCGTCCTCTGCTCGGCTTTACCGGTGAGGATGTGCAGATGATTGAAGAGATTATTCTGGCTCACCTCGACCGTTAGTTGTGCCATTCCCGACACCTCATCGTCACATTGCCGCCGGTATGACCCGGCGGCATCCTTCCCGTTATGAACACTCTCGCAAATATTCAGGAACTCGCGCGCGCACTGCGCAACATGATCCGCACCGGCATTATCGTCGAAACCGACCTTAACGCCGGTCGCTGCCGTGTGCAGACCGGCGGCATGTGCACCGACTGGCTTCAGTGGCTGACCCATCGCGCAGGACGTTCGCGCACATGGTGGGCACCTTCCGTGGGGGAACAGGTGCTGATTCTGGCCGTGGGTGGTGAACTTGACACGGCGTTTGTTCTGCCGGGGATTTATTCCGGCGATAACCCCGCGCCGTCTGCGTCGGCTGATGCCCTGCATATCCGTTTCCCTGACGGGGCGGTGATTGAGTATGAACCCGAAACCAGTGCACTCACGGTAAGCGGAATTAAAACGGCCAGCGTGACGGCTTCTGATTCTGTTACTGCCACGGTGCCGGTGGTCATGGTGAAAGCATCAACCCGCATCACCCTGGACACACCGGAGGTGGTCTGCACCAACAGGCTGATTACCGGCACGCTGAAAGTGCAGAAGGGCGGGACGATGCGCGGCAACATTGAACACACCGGCGGTGAACTCTCATCAAACGGTAAGGTACTGCATACCCATAAACACCCCGGCGACAGCGGCGGCACAACCGGGAGTCCTCTATGACAGCGCGTTATCTCGGAATGAATCGCAGTGATGGCCTGACTGTCACTGACCTTGAGCATATCAGCCAGAGTATCGGCGATATCCTGCGCACACCGGTCGGCTCACGGGTGATGCGTCGTGATTACGGCTCGTTGCTGGCGTCAATGATTGACCAGCCGCAGACCCCGGCGCTTGAGTTGCAGATTAAGGTCGCCTGTTACATGGCCGTGCTGAAATGGGAACCCCGCGTCACCCTGTCATCCGTCACTACGGCGCGCAGTTTTGACGGGCGAATGACGGTCACGTTAACCGGCCAGCACAACGACACCGGCCAGCCACTTTCGTTAACCATCCCTGTGAGTTGAAACCATGCCGATTATCGACCTGAACCAGCTACCCGCACCGGATGTGGTCGAGGAGCTGGACTTTGAAACCATTCTCGCTGAACGCAAGGCGACACTGATTTCCCTTTACCCGGAAGACCAGCAGGAGGCGGTCGCCCGTACCCTGACGCTGGAATCTGAGCCTCTCGTCAAACTGCTGGAGGAAAATGCTTATCGTGAGCTTATCTGGCGTCAGCGTGTGAATGAGGCTGCACGGGCGGTGATGCTGGCCTGTGCAGCCGGTAATGACCTTGATGTGATTGGTGCCAATTACAACACCACGCGCCTGACTATCACCCCGGCAGATGATTCGACCATCCCGCCGACACCGGCAGTGATGGAGTCTGACACCGATTATCGTCTGCGTATTCAGCAGGCGTTTGAAGGTTTAAGCGTCGCCGGGTCGGTGGGAGCCTATCAGTATCATGGTCGCAGTGCCGATGGGCGTGTCGCGGATATCTCTGTCACCAGTCCGTCTCCGGCCTGCGTCACCATCTCTGTGCTGTCACGTGAAAATAACGGTGTGGCATCCGAAGACCTGCTGGCGGTGGTGCGTAACGCCCTTAATGGCGAGGACGTCAGGCCGGTGGCCGACCGCGTGACCGTGCAGTCTGCCGCCATTGTTGAATACCAGATAAACGCCACGCTTTACCTTTACCCTGGTCCCGAAAGCGAACCCATCCGCGCTGCTGCCGTGAAAAAACTGGAAGCGTACATCACGGCACAGCACCGGCTGGGGCGCGACATCCGTCTGTCTGCCATTTATGCCGCTTTGCATGTGGAAGGCGTGCAGCGTGTCGAGCTGGCCGCACCACTGGCCGACATTGTGCTCAACAGTACGCAGGCGTCTTTCTGCACCGAATACAGCGTCGTGACCGGAGGCTCGGATGAGTGATTCGCGACTGCTGCCGACTGGCTCATCACCGCTTGAAGTCGCCGCCGCAAAAGCCTGTGCGGAAATTGAAAAAACGCCGGTCAGTATTCGTGAGCTGTGGAACCCGGACACCTGCCCGGCAAATCTACTGCCGTGGCTGGCGTGGTCATTTTCGGTTGACCGCTGGGATGAAAAGTGGCCGGAAGCGACAAAACGCGCCGTTATCCGCGATGCCTATTTCATTCATTGTCATAAAGGCACTGTCGGCGCAATCCGGCGTGTGGTGGAGCCGCTCGGCTATCTCATTAACGTAAAGGAATGGTGGGAGACAAACGACCCGCCAGGAACCTTCCGCCTTGATATCGGCGTACTGGAAAGCGGCATCACGGAGGAGATGTATCTGGAAATGGAACGGCTGATTGCCGATGCCAAACCCGCAAGTCGCCACCTTATCGGTCTGAACATTATCCAGGACATTCCCGGCTATCTGTATACAGGCGGTGTGGTCTGTGATGGTGATGTTATTACTGTTTATCCCGGATAAGTGAGAAACAATGAGCACGAAATTTAAAACCGTTATCACTACTGCCGGAGCCGCAAAGCTGGCAGCCGCCACTGTCCCCGGCGGGAAAAAAGTAAACCTGTCTGCAATGGCCGTGGGTGACGGTAATGGCAAATTGCCGGTGCCGGATGCCGGTCAGACGAAACTGGTGCATGAGGTCTGGCGTCACGCTCTGAATAAAGTCAGCGTGGATAACAAGAATAAAAACTATATCGTGGCTGAACTGGTTGTACCGCCAGAAGTGGGCGGCTTCTGGATGCGTGAACTTGGTCTGTATGATGATGCCGGAACACTGATTGCGGTCGCTAACATGGCAGAAAGCTATAAGCCTGAACTGGCTGAAGGCTCCGGGCGTGCGCAGACCTGCCGCATGGTCATTATTGTCAGTAACGTGGCGTCTGTTGAGCTGAGTATTGATGCCAGCACAGTGATGGCGACGCAGGATTACGTCGATGACAAAATCGCAGAGCATGAGCAGTCCCGCCGCCATCCTGACGCCACGCTGACAGAAAAAGGTTTTACTCAGTTAAGCAGTGCAACAAACAGCACCAGTGAAAAGCTGGCAGCAACGCCAAAGGCAGTAAAAGCAGCCTATGACAATGCTGAGAAACGTCTGCAGAAAGACCAGAACGGTGGCGATATTCCAGATAAGGGCGCTTTTCTGGACAATATTGGCGTTACCAGCCTGACGTTTATGAAACACAATGGAATGATTCCAACCACTGACAATCTTGATTCCTATGGCCCAGAAGAAAAATATCTTGGAACGTGGTCATGTCCGTCACAATCCACTGCAAAACCAGAGTCTGGTTACCCTGAAGATAAAGGCAATGGGGTTCTGGAAGTATTCAATGCTGGTCGCTTTCACTGCACACAACGCTACACCACCCGAACCGGTAATATTTACATTCGGATGCTTGATGCAGAATGGAACCCTGTCAGTCCTGTATGGAGTGCATGGAGAGCTATTACAAGCGGGACTCGCCCATTAAGCACGTCAATTGACCTGAATTCTTTAGGTGGTGCGGAACACCTGGGAATATGGCGCAATAGCAGTACATCAATAGCCTCATTTGACCGTCATTTCCCGGAGGAAGGGAGTTTTGGACAGGGTATTCTGGAAGTCTTTGAAGGCGGTCTGTATGGGAGGATGCAACGTTATACCACCCGTAGTGGGACTATGTACATTCGCGGACTGACAGCCTCATGGGATGCAGAAAATCCACAATGGGAGGACTGGATTGCTGTTGGGTATCAGTCCACGGGATGGACTTATTCAGGGGATCTTGATGACCTTTTAAAGCCTGGTATTTATAGCGTCACGAAACAGGCCACAAATGCACCTGTCACCGACTCTAAAGATCTTGCTGTTGGCTCAATAGTTGAGGTGAAAAAACGTTGTGATATTGAATCGTATATCCAGACATATACGACTGTTTCAGCAACGGATGCCTATAAAAACCGGACATTTCAGCGAACCCGCGCCAGCGGTGAAACTGACTGGGGGGAATGGGCGGAAGTATACAACTCAAAATCATTACTCACTAAATTAGGTGTCGGCGGTGTTACCGACAGGTTATCCAGTCTGGACTGGCAGACCTACGACTTTATACCGGGCAGCATGATAACTGTCAGGCTTTCAGATATGACCAATATTCCCGATGGGATGGAATGGGGCGTCATTGATACTAACCTGATAAATATCACTGTTGGCCCCAGTGAAGGCGGAGGTGTCGCCCGTTCAATGCAGGTATGGCGCAGCACTTCAAACAAAACCAACTATCGTTTTTTTACAGTCCGCTTATATGGCAATCCTGGGGAGCGTAGCTTCAATATTCGTCGGCTACCAATTATCGACGAAGCCCAGACATGGGAGGCAAAACAGACATTCAGTGCAGGCCTTTCTGGTGAACTGTCCGGCAATGCGGCTACAGCAACAAAGCTGAAAACGGCAAGGACAATTAACGGCGTAAAATTTGACGGCTCGGCAAATATTGAAGCGTTTCCGCCTGGTGTTCCGCTGCCGTGGCCATCAGATACACCACCTGCAGGCTATGCAATCATGCAGGGGCAGACGTTTGATAAGGCAGCATATCCGAAACTGGCTATAGCCTATCCTTCTGGTGTTATTCCTGATATGCGCGGCTGGACAATCAAGGGCAAACCCGCCAGTGGGCGTGCCGTATTGTCACAGGAACAGGACGGGATTAAATCGCATACTCACAGTGCCAGTGCGTCAAATACGGATTTGGGAACGAAAACAACCAGTTCGTTTGATTACGGGACGAAGACAGTCAGTACGTTTAACTACGGAACAAAAACCACTAATACCACTGGTAACCATACACATACCATTTACAGAGGGAATGCCAATACTAATGGTGAAACCGGTAAAACAGGCTTTGACAACCCATCGTTTAATGGCACATCAGGAGCTGCCGGGAATCATGCCCACACGGTAGATATTGGTGCACATAATCATACGGTTGGTATTGGTGCACATTCACACACGGTTGCTATTGGCTCACACGGGCACTCTATTACCGTTAATGCTACAGGTAATACAGAAAACACCGTCAAAAACATCGCATTTAACTATATTGTGAGGCTTGCATAATGGCTTTCAGAATGAGTGCAGAAGCACAAACTATCCGCGTTTTCAATTTACTTGATGGAACCAATGTGCGTATTTTCATGAAAGGAGATCACTCAATAACTTCCATCGAGATCGGGTAATAACATTTGAACAGATCGCTGAATAACATCGATGGAGATCACTTTTGACTCATTTTGTTATTCAGTGATCTCCATCAATGTTATTGGAACTTCACAGGTGTGTTGATCTGTATCTTTTGCCATTCCGGTAAAGGATACCTATGCCAACAGTTCCAATTTCTATGAGAAAACTTAAAGAAATTCTTAGGCTTAAATACGGTGTTGGACTCAGCCATCGACAAATTGGTCGTAGTCTTGCAATCTCCCCTTCCGTTGTATCCAGATATGCTAATCGGGCGGCTCAACTTGGCATAAAGCAGTGGCCCTTACCTACAGGATGGGATGATACAAAACTAAAACATGCGTTCCTTCAGACCCAGGTTAAGATGAAGAAGCACTCTCTGCCTGACTGGGCTACAGTACACCGGGAACTGCGTAATAAATGCGTGACGCTGCAGCTACTCTGGGAAGAATACTGTGAGCGTAATCCAGGCGGTTTTTACAGCTATAACCATTACTGCCGGATGTACCGTGAATGGCTCAAAACCACTTCACCATCAATGCGTCAGGTACATAAAGCTGGCGAAAAACTTTTCGTTGATTACTGTGGACCTACCGTTGGCGTTACCGACCCTGAGACCGGAGAAATAAGAACTGCTCAGGTCATCGTAGCTGTTCTCGGGGCATCAAGTTACACATGGGCAGAGGCCACCTGGTCTCAGCAGCTTGAAGACTGGGTGATGAGTCATGTTCGCTGCTTCCAGTGGTTGGGTGGCGTTCCTGAACTTGTTGTTCCGGACAATCTGAAAAGCGCCACATCCAGGGCATGTAAGTATGATCCTGACGTTAACCCTACCTACCAGCAGATGCTTGAGCATTATAATGTCGCAGTTTTGCCTGCGCGGCCACGTAAACCGAAAGATAAAGCCAAAGCTGAAGTTGGCGTTCAGGTTGTTGAACGCTGGATCATGGCCCGAATCAGGCATGAGATCTTCTACAGCCTTGCATCGCTTAATCAGCGCATTCGGGAGTTGCTGGAAAGACTGAATAACAAAATAATGCAGAAGTTGGGTTATTCACGTGCAGAACTCTTCATCCAGCTTGATAAACCCGCACTGAAGCCTCTTCCTGAAGCCAGTTACAGTTACACCCTGGTGAAGAAAGTCAGAGTTCATGCCGATTACCACGTGGAAATCGACAAACATTACTACTCGGTTCCATGTTCGCTGTTAGGCCAGCAACTGGAAGCATGGATCTCCGGAGAACTGGTAAGACTCTTCAATCAGGGGCAGGAGGTTGCTGTGCACCCGCGCAAGCGTACTTATGGCTACAGTACCCGCAACGAGCACATGCCTGAAGCTCATCGACAGCATGCCACCTGGACGCCAGAGCGTCTTCTGGAATGGGCGGGGCACATAGGCAGTGAAACTCATAGTTATGTGCTTCATATACTGAACTCTCGTCCACATCCGGAACAAAGCTATCGCTTCTGCCTTGGACTCCTGAACCTTCATAAAAAATACAGTAAAGCCAGACTTAATGCAGCATGTGCAAGAGCTCTGAAAACAAAGGTATGGCGTCTGTCAGGTATTAAATCGATCCTGGAAAAAGGTCTGGATAAACAACCTGTTCAGGATCCAAAACCAGATCTGTTATCCACGATGGAACACGAAAACGTACGCGGCAGTGAGTATTACCACTGATACGGGATCCAATGATGAATCATCTTTACGAACAACTGACCGCACTTAAACTCACCGGCTTCCGTGATGCGCTTAAAAAGCAACTTGCTCAACCGGGCACATACCAGGAGCTGGGCTTCGAAGAACGCCTGTCATTACTGACAGCAGAAGAACTAACCTGCCGTGAAAACAGGAAGGCAGAGCGTCTGATCAAACATGCACGGTTCAGACTTAATGCTGAGTTATCAAAGCTGGATTATCGTAACAATAGAGGGCTGGACAGGGCCCTCATCCGTTCACTCAGTCAGGGAAACTGGTTAACCCTGAAACAAAATATTTTACTGACCGGGGCCACCGGCAGCGGTAAAACGTTCCTGGCATGTGCACTTGGTCATAATGCCTGCCGACAGGGATACAAGGTCTACTATTATCGCCTTAAAGCGCTGATGGAACAGTGCTATCAGGGGCATGCTGATGGAAGATACAGCAAACTTTTGACCAGGCTGAATAATAGCGATCTGCTGCTTCTGGATGACTGGGGGCTGGAACCTCTCTCATCAGAACAGCGTAGCGACCTGCTGGAAATAGTGGATCTGATGTACCAACGAGGCTCAATCATCGTAGTGAGCCAGTTGCCGGTGGAAAACTGGTACAAAATGATCGGAGACTCCACACATGCGGATGCCATCCTAGATCGACTGGTTCATGGCAGTATCAAGATCGAACTTAAAGGAGAATCAATGCGGAAAATACAATCTCCGTTGACCGAAGGAGATCAGTGAAGGTAATTTAAAAACGGTTCTGTGAAAGTGACACGAACCGATCTCCATCGATGTTACTCACCGATCTCCTTCACGGTAATACGCAACCAATGAGTTTATTGGCGAAAGTGATGCATATATTCCGCCGCATACAGGTCTGCCTGCAAACAGTACAGATATTGCACCACCTGATATTCCTGCTGGTTATGCAGCCGTTTTCAATGCAGATGAAATGAAATGGGAGTTGATGGAAGATCATCGCGGAAAGACTGTCTACGAAACGAAAACGGGAGCAGCCATTTATATTTCTGAACTTGGTGCATTACCTCCAGACGTGACAGCCATTTCCCCGGATGGGGATTATCAGAAATGGAACGGAAATGCGTGGGTGAATGATGAGAATGCAGAGCATGATGCACTTGTCAGAGCGGCGGAGTCTCAGAAGAAAGAGCAGATTGCATATGCCGGTGAAATTATTGGCACTCTGCAGGATGCTGTCGATTTAGATATGGCTACCGAGGAAGAAAAGTTAAGCCTGACACACTGGAAAAAATACCGTGTGCTACTGAATCGCGTTCAGCCGGAAAATGCTCCGGATATAGAATGGCCAGAAATGCCGCAATAAATCGTATTAGCTCTGGTATGAGATTACTCATCTATGGCACAGAGTAAAACCTAATCAGGCTGTCCGTTCCGTGCCAGGAGCGGACGTTGTAAAGTTTATTTGGAGAATAATGGTTAGAAGAACTATGTAGATCATAGCCCTCTAAAGTCAGTAGTCTTACACCATATAAATGGTCATTTAGAGATAGTACACCACCTACAAAAAACGAGATAAAGCGTGCAAGCGGCATGAAGATACATAAAATACTCCATTCTGCACTTGATGTTAGGATGAATACTGACACTCGCTTTGTAAAGATAAAGATGATCTTGAGGATGATTAGTTTATTAATTATCTCCAATGTTTGTTATTTTGTGATGATAAAGATTCTCTGGATTAATAGGATGGTAATTCAATTAAAAGAGACCTTATAGAAGGCCTCTTTTAAGTTATGAGAGCTGATTTTATATTCAATAGAGTATTCTCATCGAAGAAATAACCTCATAAAATGTAAAGACAGCCAGCAAAAAAATACAGATAAAGATAAGGGAAATAGCACACTTAACTAAGGACTGAATCCCCCGAGGTGTTCCCCATGGTTTAGACATTTGGGTTATAACCCAAATAAATAGGGCCATAAAACAGCAAACACCAGCCAATCCGAGCAGAGATATTATGACAACTCCAAACAGATTTCCAACATCTAGTTTATCTGTTTTTGCAACTAGGGTTAACAAACCAGCAATAATAGTTGCTATCGATATTCCCGCAATGGTTGTGAGATCAGCGATAACAGCCAGTTTTTCTTTAGTATTTCCTTGAGTAAAAACCTCTAAAATTGATTTCATGGAAAATAACCACCTACTATCGATTATATTCAGGAACTTTTTATCATAACAATATCAGATAGATAAGGATATTGTAATATTTTGGATGATTTAAACTTACTTTTGTAACTCTAATGTCCACTTTTCGCTCACAGCGGACCTTTAGCTCAGTTACCTCGTCCGCTTTGTGCCAGGAGCGGACGCTAACCTGATTGACGGGAAATCATATTAAGTCGGCATAAAAAATTAGAATATCTTTAGTGATTATTACTAATGTGTGTATAACTTATGCCTAATTTATCGCTCCGGCTGAGGGAATCTTGCCTCCGCTGTCACTTTTAGGTATGTTAACAACTATTTTTACAGTGGTTCCGAGTTATGCTATCTAACAGATTACTTGAACCGAGTCCGTTTATCAGTATGGCGTTTTATATGCTCAGAGTCCATCCAAGGAGTGACTTTTGAAATTTGAACAAATCTATAAAAATATTACTGGCCTTAGCTGTCCCATATTCGGGATTCAGTGGAATGCTCCAATAATAGAAACTGACGAAGCGAAGAAGATCGTCATTTTTCTTGAGGACAAGCGCGTTCTTTTCAATCCTGTCGACATGGAGGGTGCTAGTCATTGCACTTCGAGTGTTATCAACATTAGATCTGAATTGACTAAAGTCCTACAAGGTTTGCCGAGCGATTCACATTTAGCAAAACAATTAAGGAAAATGAGAAAAGCATGCCAAGAATTCTGTGACAGCGTTGGCTCCCCTCACTTTATCCAACTTGATCATCCTGTTCAAATATCCATACTTGAGCGAGCCCTTTTTAAACTGCGACAAAAGTGTGGTAACTCTCTGGCAGAAATAGCGGTTACCTATGGTCTTGATGTTGATGACGGATTGGCCAGTATTATCCCTTTTAATAATCCCAGTAACATATAGCAATGACTATGAATTTGCTTGCTGGATTAATTATCATGCAACCGACAGTTTTGGGTCGGAAGCGGTTAGCAAATTAGTCATTAGTGAGTCGTTATGTCCGTTCATCGCTCAAAGCAGACTGTCAGATTTAATAGCGTTTTGATTATGTAACTTGTCAGTTGGAAGCTGAGTGAGAACAAATCAAGGCAGGCGGGCTGATTGCCCGCCTTTTCTTTATTTGTTGTTTCATCCACTGGCCAGCCAGGTCAAATAGCGTCTCATGCTCTGCACAACAGAAAATAGTTGCACCCATTAACCACGGAGTTAAACGGATGAGTGACTATCATCACGGCGTGCAGGTGCTGGAGATTAACGACGGCACCCGCGTCATTTCCACCGTATCCACGGCCATTGTCGGCATGGTCTGCACGGCCAGCGATGCGGATGCGGAAACCTTCCCCCTCAATAAACCGGTGCTGATAACCAATGTGCAGAGCGCAATTGCAAAGGCCGGTAAAAAAGGCACGCTGGCGGCATCGTTGCAGGCCATCGCCGACCAGTCAAAACCGGTCACCGTTGTCGTGCGTGTGGAAGACGGCACCGGCGACGACGAAGAAACGAAACTTGCGCAGACCATTTCCAATATCATCGGCACCACCGACGAAAACGGTCAGTACACCGGACTGAAAGCCCTGCTGGCGGCGGAGTCGGTAACCGGTGTTAAACCGCGTATTCTTGGTGTGCCGGGACTGGACACCAAAGAGGTTGCCGTCGCACTGGCATCAGTCTGTCAGAAGCTGCGCGCTTTCGGGTATATCAGCGCATGGGGCTGTAAGACCATTTCCGAGGTGAAAGCCTACCGCCAGAATTTCAGCCAGCGTGAGCTGATGGTCATCTGGCCGGATTTCCTCGCATGGGATACGGTCGCCAGTACCACCGCCACCGCGTATGCCACCGCTCGTGCACTGGGCCTGCGTGCTAAAATCGACCAGGAGCAGGGCTGGCATAAAACGCTGTCCAACGTCGGGGTAAGCGGTGTTACCGGCATCAGCGCCTCTGTATTCTGGGATTTGCAGGAGTCCGGTACCGATGCTGACCTGCTTAACGAGTCAGGCGTCACAACGCTGATTCGCCGTGACGGTTTCCGCTTCTGGGGTAACCGTACCTGCTCTGATGACCCGCTGTTCCTCTTTGAAAACTACACCCGCACCGCGCAGGTGCTTGCCGACACGATGGCTGAGGCGCACATGTGGGCGGTGGACAAGCCCATCACCGCAACGCTGATTCGCGACATCGTTGACGGCATCAATGCCAAATTCCGTGAGCTGAAAACAAACGGCTATATCGTGGATGCGACCTGCTGGTTCAGCGAAGAATCCAACGATGCGGAAACCCTCAAGGCCGGAAAACTGTATATCGACTACGACTATACACCGGTGCCTCCTCTTGAAAACCTGACCCTGCGCCAGCGTATTACCGATAAATACCTGGCAAATCTGGTCACCTCGGTTAACAGCAATTAAGGAGCCTGACCGATGGCAATGCCGCGCAAACTCAAGTTAATGAACGTCTTTCTGAACGGCTACAGCTATCAGGGCGTTGCAAAGTCCGTCACGCTGCCAAAACTGACCCGTAAGCTCGAAAACTATCGCGGTGCGGGGATGAACGGCAGCGCACCGGTAGACCTCGGCCTTGATGACGATGCGCTGTCAATGGAGTGGTCGCTCGGGGGCTTCCCGGATTCGGTTATCTGGGAGCTTTACGCCGCAACCGGCGTGGATGCCGTGCCGATTCGTTTTGCAGGCTCTTACCAGCGTGACGATACCGGCGAAACGGTGGCCGTCGAAGTGGTCATGCGTGGACGTCAGAAAGAAATCGACACCGGAGAGGGTAAACAGGGAGAAGACACCGAGTCGAAAATCTCCGTGGTCTGCACCTATTTCCGGCTGACGATGGACGGTAAGGAGCTGGTCGAAATCGACACCATCAACATGATTGAGAAGGTGAACGGCGTCGACCGGCTGGAGCAACACCGCCGCAATATCGGCCTGTGATTTTCATCCGGTCAGCCAGGCTGACCGGTTAACCCTGATTCAGAAGTGAGAAAACCATGAACAAAGAAAATGTGATTACCCTGGACAATCCGGTCAAGCGTGGTGAGCAGGTTATCGAACAGGTCACGCTGATGAAACCCAATGCCGGGACGCTGCGCGGTGTCAGTCTGGCTGCGGTCGCGAACTCCGAAGTCGATGCACTGATTAAAGTGCTGCCGCGCATGACGGCACCGATGCTGACTGAGCAGGAGGTCGCCGCGCTGGAGCTGCCTGACCTTGTGGCGCTGGCCGGTAAGGTGGTCGGTTTTTTGTCGCCGAACTCGGTGCAGTAACGTTTCCGAAAAATCTCTCGGTCGATGACCTGATGGCGGATGTGGCAGTGATATTTCACTGGCCGCCATCAGAACTGTATCCCATGAGCCTGACCGAACTCATCACATGGCGCGAAAAGGCGCTCCGGCGAAGCGGAAACACGAATGAGTAACAATGTAAAATTACAGGTATTGCTCAGGGCTGTTGACCAGGCATCCCGCCCGTTTAAATCCATCCGTACAGCGAGCAAGTCGCTGTCGGGGGATATCCGGGAAACACAAAAATCACTGCGCGAGCTGAACGGTCACGCATCCCGTATTGAGGGATTCCGCAAGACCAGTGCACAGCTCGCCGTGACTGGTCATGCATTTGAAAAGGCTCGACAGGAAGCCGAAGCCCTTGCCACACAGTTTAAAAACACCGAACGTCCGACCCGTGCTCAGGCGAAAGTGCTGGAATCCGCAAAGCGTGCGGCGGAGGACTTACAGGCGAAATATAACCGCCTGACAGATTCCGTTAAACGCCAGCAGCGAGAACTGGCCGCTGTGGGAATTAATACCCGCAATCTTGCACATGATGAGCAGGGACTGAAAAACCGTATCAGTGAAACCACCGCACAGCTTAACCGTCAGCGTGACGCGCTGGCGCGTGTCAGTGTACAACAGGCAAAACTTAACGCAGTCAAACAGCGTTATCAGGCAGGAAAGGAACTGGCCGGAAATATGGCCTCAGTGGGCGCTGCCGGTGCGGGGATTGCTGCTGCGGGAACGATGGCCGGAGTTAAGCTGCTGATGCCCGGTTATGAGTTTGCGCAGAAAAACTCAGAATTGCAGGCCGTGCTCGGAGTGGCAAAAGACTCCGCCGAAATGACCGCACTCCGCAAACAGGCGCGCCAGCTCGGTGACAACACAGCCGCCTCGGCGGATGATGCGGCCGGTGCGCAGATTATCATTGCGAAAGCGGGTGGAGATGCTGCGGCTATTCAGGCGGCAACGCCGGTCACGCTGAATATGGCACTGGCGAATCAGCGGTCGATGGAAGAAAACGCGCAACTGTTGCTGGGGACTAAGGCATCCTTTCAACTGTCAAATGATGATGTCAGCCATGTGGGCGACGTGTTGTCTGCAACGATGAATAAGTCGGCGCTGATTTTCAGGGACTCAGTGATGCACTGACTTACCTCGGGCCGGTTGCGAGGACGGCAGGCGTAAGTCTTGAGCAGGCAGCGGCCATGACAGGTGTGCTGCATGACAATAACATCAGGGGGTCAATGGCGGGTACGGGTAGTAGTGCCGTTGTCACCCGATTACAGGCACCGACTGGAAAAGCATGGGATGCACTCAAAGAGCTTGGCGTTAAAACCTCGGACAAAAAGGGAAATATGCGTCCGTTGTTCACCATTCTGAAAGAGATTCAGGCCAGCTTTGATAAACACAAGCTGGGAACGTCTCAGAAGGGGGAATACCTTAAAACCATTTTTGGTGAGGAAGCCCTGAAATCAGCGAACGTTTTACTGGCAGCGGCAGCAAGCGGAAAACTGGATAAGCTGACCGCCACGCTGAAAGCCTCGGACGGTAAAACGGAAGAGCTGGTTAAAATCATGCAGGATAACCTCGGCGGTGACTTTAAGGAGTTTCAGTCCGCTTATGAGGCGGTGGGGACTGACCTGTTTGACCAGCAGGAAGGCGCACTGCGTAATCTCACGCAGACGGCCACAAAGTATGTGTTAAAACTCGACGGCTGGATCCAGAAAAACAAATCACTGGCGTCAACCATCGGCATCATTGTCGGTGGTGCACTGGCACTGATTGGTGTCATCGGTGCCATTGGCCTCGTAGCCTGGCCGGTTATCACCGGCATCAATGCCATCATCGCGGCAGCAGGCGCAATGGGGGCAATCTTCACGACGGTTGGCAGTGCTGTTATGACCGCCATCGGGGCGATTAGCTGGCCGGTTGTGGCCGTGGTGGCCGCCATTGTCGCCGGGGCGTTGCTTATCCGTAAATACTGGGAGCCTGTCAGCGCATTCTTTGGCGGTGTGGTGGAAGGGCTGAAAGCGGCATTTACGCCGGTGGGGGAACTGTTCACGCCACTTAAACCGGTGTTTGACTGGCTGGGTGAAAAGTTACAGGCCGCGTGGCAGTGGTTTAAAAACCTGATTGCCCCGGTCAAAGCCACCCAGGACACCCTGAACCGTTGCCGTGACACGGGCGTCATGTTCGGGCAGGCACTGGCTGACGCGCTGATGCTGCCGCTTAATGCGTTCAACAAACTGCGCAGTGGTATTGACTGGGTACTGGAAAAACTCGGTGTTATCAACAAAGAGTCAGACACACTTGACCAGACCGCCGCCAGAACTCAAGCCGCCACGTATGGCAGCGGTGGTTATATTCCGGCGACCAGCTCTTATGCAGGTTATCAGGCTTATCAGCCGGTCACGGCACCGGCTGGCCGCTCTTATGTAGACCAGAGTAAAAACGAATATCACATCAGCCTGACGGGTGGTACTGCGCCGGGGACACAGCTCGACCGCCAGTTACAGGATGCGCTCGAAAAATACGAGCGGGATAAACGAGCGCGCGCCCGTGCCAGCATGATGCATGACGGTTAAGGAGGTGACGAAAAATGATGCTCGCGTTAGGTATGTTTGTTTTTATGCGCCAGACGCTGCCACACCAGACCATGCAGCGTGAATCAGATTATCGCTGGCCGTCAAATTCCCGTATCGGTAAACGGGATGCCTACCAGTTTCTCGGTGTGGGTGAGGAAAACATGACGCTTGCCGGTGTGCTTTATCCCGAACTGACCGGCGGCAAGCTGACGATGACCACGCTCAGGCTGATGGCAGAGGAGGGGCGGGCGTGGCCGTTGCTGGATGGCACCGGCATGATTTACGGCATGTATGTCATCAGCAAGGTGAGTGAAACAGGGAGTATTTTCTTTGCAGACGGCACACCCCGGAAAATTGATTTTACGCTGTCGCTCACCCGCGTTGATGAATCACTGGCCGCGCTTTATGGCGATATCGGTAAACAGGCGGAATCGCTCATCGGTAAGGCTGGCAGTATGGCGACTAAATTCACGGGTATGACGGGGGCGGGATAATGCTGGATGCACTGACATTTGATGCAGGCAGTACGCTGACGCCGGATTACATGCTGGTGCTCGACAGCAGGGATATTACCGGCAATATCAGCGACCGTCTGATGAGCATGACCCTGACGGATAACCGGGGCTTTGAGGCTGACCAGCTTGATATTGAACTGAACGATGCCGACGGGCAGGTCGAGCTGCCGGTTCGTGGCGCTGTCCTGACGGTGTATATCGGCTGGAAAGGTTTTGCCCTGGTATGCAAAGGGAAATTCACCGTTGATGAGGTTGAACACCGGGGCGCACCGGATGTGGTCACCATCCGCGCCCGGAGTGCAGATTTTCGCGGGACGCTCAATTCCCGCCGTGAAGGCTCATGGCATGACACCACGCTCGGTGCGATTGTTGAGGCGATAGCCTCCCGTAACAGGCTGGAAGCCAGTGTCGCGCCGTCACTGGCAGGAATTAAAATCCCGCACATCGACCAGTCGCAGGAGTCTGATGCGAAATTCCTGACCCGTCTTGCTGAACGCAACGGCGGTGAGGTGTCGGTAAAAATGGGAAAACTGCTGTTTCTCAAAGCGGGGCAGGGGGTGACGGCCAGCGGTAAAAAAATCCCGCAGATTACCATCACCCGCAGCGACGGCGACCGTCATCATTTTGCGATTGCTGACCGCGGAGCCTATACAGGCGTAACGGCAAAGTGGTTACACACCAAAGACCCGAAACCGCAAAAGCAGAAGGTAAAACTGAAACGCAAAAAGAAAGAGAAACACCTGCGCGCACTGGAGCACCCGAAAGCGAAACCGGTCAGGCAGAAGAAAGCGCCTAAAGTACCGGAAGCGCGTGAAGGTGAATACATGGCCGGTGAGGCTGACAACGTTTTTGCCCTGACCACGGTATATGCCACGAAAGCGCAGGCCATGCGTGCCGCTCAGGCGAAGTGGGATAAACTGCAACGGGGCGTTGCGGAGTTCTCCATCAGTCTGGCTACCGGTCGGGCAGATATTTACACGGAAACGCCGGTCAAAGTGTCAGGCTTTAAGCGCGTCATAGACGAGCAGGACTGGACAATCACTAAGGTGACACATTTTCTGAATAATAGCGGCTTCACGACGTCCTTAGAGCTTGAGGTCAGGCTTTCTGATGTGGAGTACGAAACAGAAGGTGATGAGTGATGTGTTTTATTTATCTGTTTGTTTTGTAAGGATAAATTAACTAAAATGGCACCGTCAACAAAACCGGAAGAGGTGCTCGCGATGTTTCATTGTCCTTTATGCCAGCATGCCGCACATGCGCGTACAAGCCGCTATATCACTGACACGACAAAAGAGCGTTATCACCAGTGTCAGAACGTGAATTGCAGCGCCACGTTCATCACCTATGAGTCGGTACAGCGATACATCGTGAAGCCGGGAGAAGTCCACGCCGTAAGGCCGCACCCGTTGCCGTCAGGGCAGCAAATTATGTGGATGTAA